GTTCGCAAGATTCGTCGCCTTGCGAATGTCGCGTCGGTGGCTGCGAACCACCCGGGCGCCTTCCTCTGCGGCCTCTTCAATGATCTCAGCGTCGAGTTCGCAGTTCGCGCCTTGGTCGTTGCGAACCTCTCCGCGAACCAGCTTGCTGCGAACCTCTTTGCGCACCTGGTCAGAAAGGTCTCTTGCCCACCCAAGGGCTTTGGCTTTCTTCCTGATTGCGGTGTCGCTCACGCCCTGGCGCTCAGCGATAGTTCTGATGGAAAGCGAACCCGCCCGGTAGGCTCGTTCGATCGCCTCCCAGTCGGGTTGCTTGGTCATCTGAAATCCTCATTTCATCTTTTATTTGGCGACGTAATAGCCTTGGTCTGTAGCTATGGCATATACCGCGGACAGTGCGACAGCCGTAGCTCCGTTATATCGCTCCTGCCCTGAAATGGCATTGGCTCGGTAAATCACGTTAGCGCCATCGTCACTCGTCACCTTCCCATCTCCGGTTATACGCACTGCCCACACTTGGCGGAAAGTTGGCTCGCCGGACTCCGACGCAACTACCTTTTCAATAATGTATCGAGCTCCGATATATCCATCTATGAGCTGGATAACCGCTATTGCGCGAGCCTCACCGAATGGAGTGCTGATACGAAGAGTGATGCCATCATCGCCCACCTCGCAAGACGTTCCCCATTCATCGGCAGCATCATCGGCATTAAGCATCTCCTCGATGCCCTTGCTGAGCTTGGCTGCGAAAGACTTGACCTGCCCCGCGTGGAATGCCGCACTCATAGTCAAGTTGTACTGAGTTGCCTGTATTAATTCGAAGCTCATACCAACCTCCTTTTGATGAAAGATGAGTATGCATGATGCTTCGACACAATTTGCACTCTCGCGAAACGTGTCGCGACCTACTTGCTCTGACTGCGCTTGATCTGCGCGTCTACCTGATCAGCGCAGGTGTCGAGCAAATTGATGGCTTGGTTCTTCAGCTCCCACAGCTGGCCGTTGTCGGCGAGGTCTTCATCGGCTACCCGCTCACAGGGCACCAGTTCAGGGGGCTCGACTCTTACCGCCGCTGTCTTTGTTACCAGTGGCGGCTTTCCCGCGCAGGCCGTCAGGAAGAGGCTGAGCAGCCCAATCACGAACAGGCTTGCTGTTGCGTTTGAGTTCTTCAAAGTTCTTCTCCGCCTTTCTGGCTTTGGCCTGGCTGGCCTGTAACCGCTTGTTCAGGTCTTTCTGGTAATCGGCGTTGCGCTGGGCTTCGGCGCGCAATGTGGTGATCGTGGCCTGGCTTTCGAGGTTCGCGGCGAGCGCCTCGTTCTTGCTCCTGGTCTCGACCTGCACCTCGTCACGCAGGGCGATGACGCGGTACTGCTGAATGCCGACCAGCAAGATGCCAACCAGGGCGATGATGAACGCTGTAGCTATCGCTTTCATGCTGAGTCCGCCTTGCGTCCGAGGAACTTGATGATCAGCTCCCGAATCGCGGTGACACCGATGAAACCGATAGTGCCGCCGGCCGCAACCGAAAGACTTGATGGCCACGCCATCCATTCAATGACGCTACTGGCAGAAAGGCTCAACGATCCGCAGATCATCGCCTCAAGAATCACGCGCCATTTGTTGGCCTCTTTGCCTTCGTAAAGAACGCGCAATAGCGAGACCGTGGACGCCATGATTGCACCCTGCCAAAGCGGGGTACTGAGGACGAGCCAGACCTGCGCCCAGAAGTCAGGATTTTTCTCAGGCATCTTGGACATCCGACTGTCCTCCCCCTCGGGGAGTGAATAAATCCGGCGTCCGCTGCACTCCCAGCTCGGGGCAATGGGTGTGGGGAGCCGAAAACGAAAAGGCCTTGGTTAATGCCAAGGCCATGAATTATTGATTTATGGGGCCGAACGTGAGGCCCTTCAGGAACACGCGCTGCTCTGGCGTAATCGAGTCAACCGGCTTTGCATTTTCGATGATAGAGGCATCAATGCGTGCCCAGTTAATGCAAACGATGCCATCTACCACGACGAACGCTGCCGTATCTTCGAGTCTTTTAAGGCCCATGCCGAACCTCCACAAACGAAAAAGCCCCTGCGAATGCAGAGGCCCTGAATAGGTGCGCTCGTCTTTCCGAGCTGTCGGCCAAAGACCATCCCAGCGTCGACGCCCCTTTGCATCGATCTCGCTGTTCCTGTCTCGCGCCACCCTGAAAGCATTGTGAGGTCAGAGTGCGCGGGCTGCCGGCATTGATCCGTGCGTCGCACTATCCGGCTATCGACGTCCAGGCCTCCCCGAGGGCAGCTTGGCTACAGGTAAACTTGGGGCATAAAAAAGCCCCGCTCGGTGGCGGGGCCAATGCTAAAGGTGTTTCACCAGTGCCAGCGTTCAGGCACGAAATGAGAGCCTATTAGACCTGCAATTGAGCCGATCAGAACCCCCCAGAAATCTGCGTTAAACAATGCACTGGCAGGAATCATCTGGCGCGCTTCCAACAGCAATGCAAAATCTCGCGGATCAGTTCCGAAAACCACGCGCCAGCCATGCGGCACGATTAGCAGGAACAGCGCGAAGCCCCCAGCAACCCAGTACGGCCAGGCACCTTCGAGCCGGAAGTGCTTTTTCGCGGCGAGCATCCCGCCAACCAACAGAAAGGCCCAAAGCCCGGTGCAAACGGACTGCCACAAAAGACTTGCACCATCTACAAATTCAGAAACCATCGAACCTCCGTCAATTTATTGAATACGAATAAAGAACAATAAATTGACGGCTACAGTAATAGCAATACGCCACAAACAAAAAACCCGGCTCAGCGGCCGGGCTCAGGAATTCGCGTGCGTTTTCGCGTTACTTGTGCACTATGAGAAAATTACCCCATAAAGCCCAACATAGCAACAGATTTATGCCGCCTCTTCTGAATTTTCAGAATGAATCACCTGCCATACAGGCTGGAGTGCCTGAATATCCACTTCTGATATCGCTTCCCGCAGGGAATTCCACACATCCTTCCAATCACGATCCCAAACTTTGGGCTCGATGCGCACGCCGTAGAGTTTGAGCATTCCTTCAGCTACCCGCGCCGGCCCCCATTGCCCTCCCCCGTGGGCTTCTATCTTGTATGACTGCAGGGCCATGGTGATCATGCAATGAGCTTTCGCAGCCTTGACGTCCGTCAGTGCGGAAAAGTCGACCTCGTTCCAAATGAGCTTCTCGGCGTTGAGCACGTGAACCATCGTCATGCACGGATGGTAGAGGTAGTGCCCGAGCTGCTGCACCTGAAATGGAAGCGTGTCGATGGCGCGCAGCACTTTACCGATCATGGCCAGATGCGCGGCGCGGGCAGTAGATCGTCCAACCGGCGTGCGGCGCGTCTCGCTGATGCTGATCCGCTCGCGCACGATTTGAATACGCTCTTCCTTATCATCGCCCAGTGCGGCGAACACGGCTTCATGCCGGCGCATCCGGGCGCCTTTCTTCATCGGTGCCAATTCTGCTCGGTCGATTGCCGCAGCGCTGATCGACGCGTTCGATTCGTGCTGCGCTTCAGTCCATACCTGTCTTGCATCGATCAGTTTCATGCGGCTTCCCCTTTTTTCAGCTCTCTTGTCTTGGCCCGGTATTCGGCCTTGATGGTTTTGATTTCGTCGACGGTGTACTTACGGGGCTCATGAGGCCCTTCGAGCCATGCCACGGTTTCGGCGCCAATGCGCTGCACCAACCGGATGCGGTACTCGACAGCGTTGCCGGACAGGTTGCGGTTGCACTTCACGCACTGGCGGTGGATGTTCAGTGGCTCGAATCGCAGCTCAGGGCAGGCGCCGACGGATCGGTAGTGACCGGCGTCCCAGCGACTGCCCGTCATCAGGTCGTTGTCGTTCGGCATCGAGTCGCAGCTGATGCATGGCAGGTGCGCGTCACGCAGGCGGACCCACTCGTTGAAGGCGGCTTGGGCTTCGCGCATGTGCTCCGCCCTGCTCTTCAGCTTCTCCCTACGGACTTTGATCTCGCGGCGCTCGCACTGGTCGATTGCCTTGCGAGCTTTCTCTTGATGACGCGGGGCATCAATTGCCGCACAAGCTGGACTGCAAACCGCCTGCCCCATCCGCGATGGAACGAATGAGGCCCTGCAGGTAGCGACGCGGCATTTCTTGGGCTTTGGCTGCTTCCTTGCGATCGTCATGCAGCCTCCTGGCTCAGCAGATCATCGAAGTACACGCCCTGCTGTGCGAAGCGCGCGACGATCCGGTCGGTGTAGGCAATGCCCTGGGCACGATTGAACAAACTGGTGACCGGGAAACCGTCCGGGCCAAACAGCTTGCAGCCTCCCATCATGGCCAACTTCGTCTCGTACGGAAGGTGGCGCATGACTCGGTACCACTCCGTCTGAAACCCGGCATCCTCGTTCAACAGGATCTGCACGCCGATATGCAACTTGCAGTACCGGCGGGCATCTGCCTCGTCGCCGATCTGGGTCATCTCGGCAATCCGCTTGTACATCGCAAACCACAGCCGGTTCTGATCGAGCGTCCGGTCTTTGCCGGGGCGAAGCGAGACCACTACGAACTTTTTGTCGCGGTACATGGCGCTAAGCTTCGTGATGGCCTCGGAGAGTTTCGCCTGACAGTTCACGGATATTTTGTCACCCATGGGTGGCCACCTTGTTCGGCAATCCGTTGATCAGCTCGCCGAGTTGCTGTGTCAGTCGCTCGTTCTCGGCCAGCAACTCAAGCGCCACCTCTTCCACGGTTTTCTCCCCGAGGAATTCCTGCAGCGCCTCAATGTTGCGCTTCCAGTCTGCGCAGTCGGCACGGAAAGATGCCGCTTCGGCCCACAGCAGCTTCTGGAGTTTTTGTTTGTCGATGGTCATTGAGCCGCACTCCTTGCTTCCAATTGTTCAGCCTGCTGAATCAGCAGCGCCCGGCGATCCGCCAGCTCATTGGCCGCCAGAATTCGCAGTTCTGTTTTTTCCTCTGCCGATGCTTGGCGCATGGCGAGCATCGAATCCTTCACCGCGGCGAGCTTCTCGCGCAGTTTTGGCGAAGGACGCGCAATCTCACCGGTGAGCAGCGCAACGACGGCACGGCCGTCTTCAGTGACCGGCGCGACACTCAAATCGGCCAGGTACTGCTGAGCGCGCTCCTGAGGGATTCGCTGCATCTGCACGGCTTTGGCAATCGCCTGTGTGCGGCGGTTGGCGTCGAAGCCGACCGACACGTGCCAATTGACGTTTTTGTTGTCCTCCCGAGCCTGCCCCACCAGGCGCTCGTAAGCGCTGTTGAACGCCATGCGCGCACCGACCTTATCGCCGGCATCGAGAACAGGTTTCGCGGCTGCCAGCGCGAGCTGGATTTCATCGGTCAGCACCACGGTTTCGAACTCGTCGTTCGTAGTAATGGCGATTGCCCAAGCTTCGTCCTTGCCCGGTCGACCATCTGCAACCTGAACTCGCTGGAGGATGTCAGCCATGGCCAACTTGCCTTTCACTTCGAAGCGGCAAGCCTTCAGCGCGGCCTTCACCACCTGCACCGGGTAAGCACAGAGATCTTCGGCCATGATTGCCGCGGTGCCCGGGTTCATTTCCTGACCCATGGCCTCGGCAGTGGCGCAGATCGCAGCAGCGAGCCCGGCGACCTGCTGGTCATTCATTTCAAAGGTATTCATTGCGCTCTCCCGCTTGGCGCTTAGCCAATACCATTTGCGCGGCCTGTTCGGCGGCGGAGACGTTCGCCTCGGTACGCTCCATCTGGCGTGCGGTTGTCCCGTTGATGCGCTGACCGGTCACCCACTGGGTGTGGTAGCTCTCGGCGTTGGCCAGCAGTTCGTTGAGGCTGTGGCATTTGCGCAGAACGGCGGCATCGCTGGTTTTCAGGAAGTGAGCGGCGACGTGATGGGCGACATCGGCTCCGAGGCGGTCGACCAGTTGGCCGAGCTGGCCACCGACCTTGGCGTTCCAAACGGGCCAGGTGCTGTAGCGCTTGCGGTAGGCCATGGCGTAGTTCGCCCAGACCTTGAAGGTTTTGCAGGACTGGTCTTTTGGGCCCGGCATGTCAGCGGGAATCTCGACCCGTGGCGCATCGGTGCGATCAACCACCAGAACCAGATTGCGGGCCGGCTTGTCCGGGCTGCCTTGCAAGTCCTGACTGGTATCCTGATGATTGGTATCCTGATTTGTCGGAGATTTTTCCGACCCTTGCTCGGATTTTTCTCCGGCCTTGCTCGGATTTTTTTCCGAGGCAGATCGGATTTTTTTCCGACCTTCGTTCTTCGGTGTGGTCGGATATTTTTCCGACCCGTCCAGCTTCTGGTTCCACTCAATCGCCTTCTCGGTCAGGCGGAACAATGTGATGTTCGAAGTGCTGGAAAGCTCAATCAGACCGGCCTCTTCCAGGGCCTTCAGCATGCGGTAAGCAGTGTCTGGCTTGTCAGT